ATGACAGCCAAGACTAAGCCCGACGCCAAGGCGATCACCAGCGACCAGCTTGAGGAGATGTTCGACAACGGCGACGACATCCTCGACTACGTGGACATGAGCAATCCCGTGGTCGAACATCACCCCCCGCTGGAGAAGCGCATCACGCTCACGATGCCCGCATGGATGGTCGGCGAACTGGACGAGGAGGCCGCCGATCTGGCGATCAGCCGCAACGCCGTCGTCAACACATGGATCGCCGACCGCCTGCGCACCACGCGACGCCGCGAAACGATCCACGCCTAGCCCTTAAACGACGAAAAGCCCCCGAGCCATACCGTGAGTGCGGTAGGTTCGGGGGCTTTGTTATGTCAGGCCTTGGATGCGCGGGCCTTGAGGGTGCTTGCGCCGATGACGACGCCGATGGTCAGGGCGACGGCGTTGATGGTCGTCGCGGCCGGATCGGCCCATGTCCAGCCCCATACGGGGCCGAGGGTCTGCACGAGCACGCCGATGGCCGGCAGCACGATCAGCGCGAGCCATTTGAGCACGTCATAGGCTCGGTTCGGCAGCAGCCAATCGGGCACGGTCGGGGTCGCGGCGGCGGTCTTGGGTTCGGTGTTTTCGTCGGTCATATTGTCCTCGATTCTCTGGATATGAACCTAGGGACCTCGCCCGGTGTCGGGTGCAGGGTTCCTAGGTAGGGGTCGGGTTATCAGTAGCGCAGCACTTCGCCGGGGTAGATCACGTTGGGGTTGCCGCTGCGATAGCCGGTGAGCTGCGTGTAGCCGATGCCGAGCCGTGCCGCGATGCCGCTGAGGGTGTCGCCTGCGCGGACGGTCACGGTACGGGACGGTGGGGCGTTGCTGCCGGCGGCGACGCTGCCGCCGCCGTTGTAGGTGACGACCTGACCGGGGTAGATCAGGTTCAGGTTGCCGCTGGGCACGCTCCACTTGGACAGCGGCCACAGGCCGGTGCGCGAGGCGATGCCGCTCATGGTGTCGCCAGCGCGGACGGTGACGCGCGTGGCGGCGGTCGTCTGCTGCTGCACGACGGTGGTGGTGCCGTTGAGGCGTTGGTTGACGATCGCCATGACCTTGTCGTAGTTCGCGCCGAGCGCGTCGCGTCGCTGCTGGCCGTTGCCGTAGTCGCCACGGATGGTGGCGGTGGCGAGGGTCTGTAGGTCGATGGTCTGGGTCGGGGGCGTCGCGGTCTGCGGCGGCGTGACCGGCTTGGCTGCGCCTGCGGGGTTGGCGTAGGCCTGCCACTGGCCGGCGTCGCCTCGGAAGTAGTTGAGGTCGAGCGGCCCGTTGTAGCCGTTGACCCAACCGTTGGAGGTGTACTGGCGCATGGCCTCGCCGTAGATCGAGTAGTTCCACGGTCGGCTCTGGTAGCCGGTCGGCGCGTTGCTGGCGTACTGTGCGACCCAGAGTCCGCAGTTGGCTCTCACGTCGGACGGGATTTGCCTGATGGCGCTGGCCTGCACGTACACCATCGGCCACACGCCGGTGAGCGTGTGCACGCGCTGCACGAACCGGCGCACCCAGTCGCTGTTGCCCCACTGGGCGTTCTGATAACTTTCCCAGTCGAGCACGAGCACGGCCCGGCCGACGTAGTCCCTCGCCTTGGCGACGAAGTAGTCGGCCTCGCTCGCGGCGTTGTTGCCGCCGGCGTAATGATACAGGCCGAGGCTCTTGCCCCGGTCGGTCACACACTTGGCCTGGGCGCGCCAGCTCCCGTTCTCGAAGCCGACGCCCTGACTGACCTTGACGACGGCGAAGTCGTAGCTGGCGGTGCAGGTCACGTTCGCGGCCTGCCAGCCGGACACGTCGATGCCGACTATGTCGGCCATGGCGATGGCCGGCGTGGCGGCGAGCAGCATTGCCACGAATGCCGCGATGATCGCGGTGATCGGCTTGCTCTTGTTCTTGAACTTGCCCAAATTCGTTTTCCTTCCTACGTGGTGGGTGGGCATATGAAACAGCCCCCGCCGGGATGTCCGGCGAGGGCTAAGCCTGTGGTTTTCTCGGGGCTATCGGTGCGTCCTGTATGTCCTGATTGACTTGGGTGCCGTGCCCGTTGCCTCCGAGGCTGTGGTAGCTGTCGTAGACGAGCTGGGCGGTCTGTTTGGCGGCGTTGCCGGCGATGCCGCCGTTGGCGACCATTTCGCGCTGCATCTGTTCGAGCTTGCACAGCAGGAGCACGCGCACGCCGGTCTGCATGGCGTCGGATTTGTGGCGGTAGCCGCGCCACCAGCCGAACATGTACCCGCCCATGGAGGTGATGATGCCGGTGGCGGCCCAGACGGTGAGCTGCTGGGCTATGGGGTTCATTCGTTCCCCTCTTCGCCCAGGGCGTCGATGTACTCCTTGACGGCTTCGCGGCCCGCTTCGGGCACATCGTCGAGGGTCTTGCGACCGGCGATGACGAGGCGGGCGTAGACGCGGATCATGGCTTTGCTCATGCTTCACCCCCTGCCAGAAGCTGGTAGATTTCGGCCAGAGCCTCGTCCTGATCGAGGCTTGACGCTTCGAGGGCGCTGAGTCGTTGACTGTCCGATTTGGACGCCTGCAAACAGTCGAGCCAAATGCTGTCGGCCTGTTCGATGGCTTCCTGTTCGGTCAGGTCGCGCACGGTATAGGCCTCGTCGGCGGTGTATTCCGTCCACGTGGCATCGCCGTCCTCGTGCATGACGGTGGCGATGTTGCGGCGGATGCGGATGTCGGCGAGGCCGTCGCCGCGTGGGTAGTAGCTGACCTCTTCGAGGGGTTCTGGGCTGGATACCGTCTGGAGCATGGTGGTGCCTTCCTGTGTGTGGTGAGTTGCGTCGCGCTGAGGTATCGGGTCGCGCGGCGCATGGTCAAATCGATGCGGTGCCTGCGGCGGTATTGGATGCTGTCGCTGTTGCGCAGGTATCCGTAGTAGGAGCAGCAGCGGCGTGCGAGCCGTTCGGTCATGGGCCGGCGTCTGGCGCGGTTGAAGGTGCGTCGGGCGCGGAGGAACACGCCGCTGCGGATGTTGACGCGCCCGTGGGGTCGGAACGTGTAACCGACCATGTCGATGGGTTCGAGGTCGAGGCGTTTGCAGTTCCATTCCTCGTGCACGTCGAGTCCGAGCCGGTCTTTGAGGTAGTGGACGATGCGGCGTGCGGCGATCTTCAGATCTCGTTTGGAGGTGCCGATGAGCAGCAGGTCGTCCATGTACCACAGTTGGTGCGTGATGAGCCGGCGGCGGGTGATCTCGCCGGTGCGCCGGCTGGTGCGTTCGATGGTCATGGCCGGCGATTCGATCCAGTGGTAGGCGTGGCTGAGGTAGTAGTTGGCGAGCCATTGGCTCAGGTGGCTGCCGATGTTGAGCCCGTTGCCGCCTTGGTATCGGTCGATGAGGTGGAACACGAGGCGCAGCAGGATCGGGTCGCCGACGTCGCGTGTGAGCATCGCCTTCAGGGTGGTGCGGTCGATGCTGGGATAGTATTTGCGCACGTCGAGCTTCACGAACCATTTCGAGCTGCGTTCGCGTGTCCATCGTTTGATCGCGCGGCGGGCGTCGATGGTGCCGCGATTGGGGATGCTGGCGGTCTGCCATCGTCCCACCTTCGCGTCGAACAATGGCTGGAGGGCCATGACGGCCACATGGTCGTAGATTTGGTGGCGTACCGATTCGCGGCCGATGACGCGATGCTTGTTGCTGATCGGTTCGATGCGGTTGAAGTACGTGATCCGGGTGTCGCGGTATCGGCCTTCGCGTATCTCGTCGGCGATCCGCATGGCGAGCCGGTCGAGGTCGGGGTGGGTTTCGAGGAAGCGGGTCACGTCGCGGCGGGATCGTTTGCCCTTGAGGTAGTGGTCGATCGCCCTGCGGACGAACATGGGCGTGGCGCATCGGGTGTGCTTGCAATGGGTTTTCAGAGCGTTTCCTATCTGGACTATGCCGGCTGCCGACGGTGCTGGATGGGTTCGGGTCTACTGGCCGGGTGCTCGGTTTGATTTTCGGCTGGGCCGTGGCTTGCCCTCTCACTGGCTGGTGTGGAGGGTAGTTGTGGCGTAATGATCGTGTTGACAGGATTGACCGGATATGCGGCCCCCGATGTTCCACCTGCGGTTCGCGAGGTCGTTCCTGAGGTTCGCGGCGAAAGCGCCGTACTGCACCCCATCCCTGAGGTTGCCGAAGCGCTGCACCACGCACGGACGTCGGAGGCGTACCGCCACAAATCCCAAAAGGCTGCGAAACGTCATGAGGGGGCTTTCGCCCCCTCGCTGCGCTTCACCCCCATCGCACTGCGGCTACGCCTTCGTGCGACCGAGCGCAGAAAGGCGGCCCCCGATGAACCACCCGCGGTACGCGAGGCCGTCCCCGAGGGCCGCGGCGAAAGCGCCGCACCGCACCCCATCCCTGAGGCCGCCGCAGCGCCGCACCTGACGGAGGCCTTGGGATGTGAGCGGGTTGGCCCCGATGCCGTCGCACATGCCGGTGGTGCTCGTCGCGCCAAGTCCCGTGGGGATGATTACGCCGTTGGACACGGTGAAGTCCTCGGCGTATCGCCATGAGTTGTCCGTGGTCTTGTCGCGTGGTGTGAATTCGCCGATTTTGGTGTAGTTCGCCGTCGATGTCTTGCTGGCCTTGGTGATGTCGAACACGCGGTAGATGTCGAGTCGGCCCTTGTCGTCGTTTTCCTTGACGGCGTTGACGATGAGGTCGGCGTCGCTTTCGTAGACGCCGTTGAATAGTTCGATGCCCTGTAGGCGGATGGGTTGGTGGTTGGCGGCGAACGCGGCGGATGGGCGGCCGTCGGTGCCGAGCAGCTTGTCGGTGGCCCCGGTCTTCCACGGCATGCTGCTGACGAAGCATGCGGTGGTCGTGGTGATGGCGTCGCCGTCGAGGTTGAGTGCGGTGTTGTCGGCGTCGAGGTTGGTCTTGCTCAGGATGGTGCGGGCGCGGGCGGCGCTGTAGTTGCCGGTGTTGTTGCGTTCCCTGTCGGTGCCGATGTTGATGGTGCTGCCGATGTCGAAGTTGCCGGCGTCTCTGGTGGCGATGATGACGCGCTTGACGCCGGTTTCGGCCTTGGTGACGGCGGTTTGCAGCGTGTACTGCCAGCAGCCGCCGAGCACGTCCGAGTTTTTGGTGGCGTATTTGAGCATGAGCATGAGCTGGATATAGAAGGTGTCGCCGGCGCAGCGGCCGGCGTAGCCCTTGCCTTTTTTGAGCGCGTAGTCGATGGCTCGGTTCTGGGAGCCGAATTCGCGGTCGATCTCCTTGCCGCTGACGGACAGGGGGCGTTGCTGGGAGTCGAGGGAGGCGGCGTATTTCGCGAACAATAGGCATGGTCGTTTGCTGCCGTCGGGCAGCAGCACGCCGGGCAATGGCGCGTAGCCGTCGTACCGGGTGTCGCTGTACAGGAATTCGTTGTGGGTGCTCGTGCTGTCGAGCTTGTAGTATCCGGGGCATGTCATGACGTACACGTCGCCGTTGCTGCCGTCGCGTTTGAAGCGGGTGTCGATGCCGTCGATGGCGGTGACGTGGGGCACGCCGTCGTCGTCCACGGTGGCGTTCACGTCCCACACGCGGAAGGCGTTCAGGGGCGCGTAGTCGTCGCGGCCGGCCTTGTCGTTGGTGCTGATCTCGATGGTCAGGTTGGCGTTGTCTCGGGTCTTCACGCCCGTTGGCGTGTTGCTGTACGTGTATTTGGGGAATTTCACGCCGTACACCTTGCCGTCCTTGTGGGCGGTGAAGTAGGCGGCGATGTTGCCGTATTCGCCCTTGGTGGAGTCGTAGGAGAATCGCACGCCTTGGGCGGCGTTCTTGTGGACCTTGGCGATGAGCTGGGCGGTGTCGGCGAGGGTCATGACCTTCTGCGCGTTCGCCATGATGGCTCCTTCCTGTTTATCGGTTGATGATGTCGAGCGCCCAGTCGATGTCGGACTGGGTGAGCGGCGGGATCGTTTCGGCGTCGGACAATGCCGGCGCGATCACGCTGTCGTACTGGGTGTCTATGTCGGATTGGGTCGCGAAGACCACGCCGGCGGCCGCGCTGGCGGCGATCTTGGCCTTGCAGTCGTCGGAGAGCTGCCGGTATTCGATCACGCTGGTGCGTGCCGCGTCTGCGGCGTCCTTGGCTTCGCCGGCCGCGCTGACGGCCTTGTTGATGGCCGTGGTCGCGTCGTCTATGAGCTTGTCGAGCACACCCATCTGATCCTGCGCGTCGGGCGCGGTCGCGTCGAACACGGCTCGTTCGACGATGCCGTGGAAGTTGCGCGAACAAGTCTTCGTGCCGTTGACGCTGACCTCGATGCCCATGAGGATCGCGCCGGCGCGCTGCAACGCCTTGCGCGGCACGGCGACGCGGTACGTGGCCGTGGTGGTGCCGAACACTGCTGGCATGCTCACGCGGTCGCCCAGCCCGCTGCCGGGCGCGGTGTTGTAGGCGAGCGCGCAGGTGATTCCGTCGGTGCTGGTGATGGGGGTGCCGTTGTCGGTGAGTTCGACGGTGATGGTGCGGCCGTTGTTGTCGCCGGCGTTGAGGCGGATGTCTGCGATGTATCCGTTGGCGAGGTCGAGTTGGATGGGTTCGCCTGTGGCTTCGCGGAAGCTGTCAAGCGTTGCCATTGTCGTCGTCCTTGTTGAGTTGGTCGGTGAGTCGTTGGTTTTCCTTGGCGAGTATGTCGATCTGGGCTTGCAGTGCGGCGATCTGTATGGTGCTGTCGGCGATCATTTCGCGGAGTTTGCCGATCATGGCCGGGTAGAGGTTTTTGTCGTCCATCAGTCGTGGTCCTTTCCGTTGTCGGTGCGGGTGAGTGATTCGATGAATCGGTCGGTTGCGGTGGCGATGTCGTCGGCGTGGTCTGCGAGGAGGTTGCCGAGTTCCGTTGATTCGACGCCGTCCGGCAGCGCGATGGTCGTCGGGGTGTCCGTTTCGTCGGCGGATGCGATGGTTGCGGCGGCGGATGGTAGGGGTGGGAGGCCGAGTAGTCCGCGCGTTTTGTTGCGTCCGGCGGTGAGCTGATCGTCGGGTGTGTTGTCGGCGAGCGCTGTGGTGGTGTGAGCGTTGATGGCTGTTTCGATGGCGTTGTAGGCGCTGGTCCATGCGTTTTCGCCGGTGTCGGGGTCGGTGTCTGGTTCGCCGTTGCTGCGGACGTGGAGGATGGCGGCGACGGCTTCGGTGTCGTTTTCGATGCCGAGGAGTGTGCGCCATGATGCGATTGCGGCGAGTGGTATGGCGTCGTGGCGCATGCCGGGTGTGGGTGGGGTGGTGGTGATGGTGGTCATTCCGTCGGTGACTGCGGCTGGCGGGGTGGTGTCGGCAGTGGTGAGGGGTCGGTCTATGAGGAGGGTGGGTTGGCCGTTGATGGTGGTGATTTGCATGGTGTCTCCTATTTTTTGAGGAATCCGATGGTGTTGAGGTAGTAGTTTTTGGTGCCGTTGAATAGGTTGGTGTTGCCTACGTTGATGGAGAGGTTGGAGACGACGCCGGTGCTGGTGTTGTGGTTCCAGTGTGCGTTGACATTGGTTACGACCTGCGCCGGCCCGGTGGATACCCATATGAGCCAGCCGCTTGCCGTGCAGTCGGATACGGTGCTCCATATCAGCGCCCAGTCGTCGCCTCGGTGGTCCACGGTGGCGAGCGCCTTGTATGAGCCGTATTTCGCGGGTGCGGGGGCCGTGAAGGTGAATTGGTGGTATTTCATGGCTGTGCCGTTTACGTTCTCCCACCAGGCTCCCAGGAAGGTTTGTCTTCCGTAGATGCCGCCGAGGAAGCCGCCGAGATGCAGGTATCCGGTGCTGATGTCGGCGATCATGCCGACTTCGCCGTTGCTGTCGGCTGCGGTGGCGTAGGCTTTCGCCTTGCTGCCGGTGGCCTTGACTCCTGCGATGCAGGCGGCGGACGGGGACCATGCGTTTAGGGTTGCCTCGCCGCCGTAGGCTTGCCGTGAGTAGAGGTTGAGGCTGCCGCCGCTGTCGGTGTCGGTGGTGTCGGAGTATTTGGTGTTGGTCGTGAAATACGCCTGCGATTCGATTGCGCTCGTGTCGCTGGGGTACTTGCGGCTCCAGAGACGGCCGAACGCGCCGGGGGTGCCTTTGGTGCGGTAGCCGGACAGTAGGGCGATGCCGCTCATGGTGTCGTTTTTGTTGTTATTGGAGTATGAGAAGATGCTTGGGCTGGAGGCATAGGTGCCGTCGAGGGGGAAGCTGATGCCGCTGCCCTTGTAGGTTTCCGTTCCGCCGATCTCGTAGCTGTTGAAGTCGGGGCTGATCTTGACTCGTCTGCCGGTGCTGGCGGTCTGGAAGGTGCCGGTCAGGAGGTTGTTGGCGCCGTCGCCGTCGAAGTGGACGGTTTCTTTGCCGTCGGAGTTGGTCATGGCGAACTGGCCGGTGTCGAGGTTCCAGTAGGAGCGTTTGCCGGTGATGGTGCCGGTCCTCATATAGGTCGCGTTGACGTACAGCAGTCCGTTGGACAGGTAGAGGCCTTGTTTCTGGCCGTTGTCGGTGAGTTTGTTGAAGATATAGGTCTGGGTGAGTTCTCCTTCGAAGGTGTCCACGTAGCTGCGGGCGGCGGTCTCGTCGGTGCATTGCAGTCCGGTCCAGTACCAGTCGGCGTCGCTTGCGGTTGTGGTGTCGCGGTCCACCTGCATCCACAGTCGGGCGGTCTTGGCGTTCGACGGCACCGTGTAGCTGCCTGATACGTATGTCCAGCCACTTGCCGTGGCTGCGGCTTTGGCGATGGTTTGCCAGTGGTTGCTGCCGGAGGCGTCCATCCAGTGGATGCCGAAGCTGCTGGTGACATTGCCCGCCTTGCGGTATGCCCAGCCGGACAGTCGGAACGTGTGACCCCGGAACGAGTCAAATGACCATCCGAAGTACGTGTCGCGCACGTTGCCCAAGCGGATCGCGCTCGTGATGCCTTCCGGGTGTGCTGCCGGCATGGTCTTCGTGAGTTTGCTTGCGCCGAGCTTGTCGAGGTCGTGGTCTGGGTTGCCGTTCGGGTTGCGCACGAGGTTCGACCCGTAGGCCATGATCGTTTCGGCGTAGGTCTTCGCGCCGGACAGTGCCGTGTCGGCCTTGGTGGTCGCGTCGTTTCTCGCGCTGTTGAGCGTGCTGGTTCCGACGCTGTCGGCGTAGGCTTTGGCGGCGGTCTGCGCGTTCGTGGCGAGTTTCTGGGCTTGGGTCTGGGTGGCGAGGCTGCTGGCCTTGTTGCCGCCCACGGTGCTGCGGGCGGACAGGCTGAATTCGCCGGTGTCCATATCCCAAAAATTGAGGCCTGCTGCGTCGGAGAGTCGGCCGGTGAAGATGGTGTCGGCGAAGAGGCCCTTGCCGTTGGCGAGGCTGCGGAAGTCCCAGTCTCCGTTTGCTTTCTTGTGGTCGGCGATGCGCCAGTAGCCGCCGCCGATGTGGATGCATTGGGTGGGGTTCTGGTCTTCGGGCTTGTCGTACACGTAGATGCCTTGGCCGGGTTTGAGGTACGTGTATCCGCCGGTGGCGTTCATGATCTGGTTGATGCGGTCGATGAGGTCCTTCATGTACGGGCCGGTGCCGCCGGCGGCGCTGTTCCATGCGCCGGAGTTGGAGACGAGTTTGTCGAGGGCCTGCTGTTGGGCGGCGAGGCGCTGCGTGTAGGATTGCCGGATGTTGCCGAGGGTGATCTTGGTGTCGGCGAGGCTGCCGGCTAGGTCTTCCTCGATCTGGAGGATGCGGCCTTCGAGGCGCAATGGTGTGGCGAAGCTGGTGTCGATGATCTGCACGCTGTCGCCGACGTCCGTGCCTTCCGCGCTGAGGCCGGCTTGTCCGAGGGCGGTCACGTCGGCGGTGTAGGAGACGACGGGCGTGGCGCGGGTCTTGAGCGCGTTCTTGGTGAGGGTGAGGAGTTCCTTGGGGTCTTCGCAGTCGGGGAAGTCCACGCTTGCCTCGCTGTGGTGTCTGGTGCCGTCGGGGCCGGGTATGCCCCAGTTGGCGAGCGCTTGGTCGTCTTGGACGTAGGGTTTGCCGTGGTTGACGTCGGCGAAGCTGATTTTGCGGCTGTATCCGCCGGTGGCCTCGCCTTGGTCGTTGGTTTGTTCGATACCTTTGCCCCACCCGTAGAGGCGGGTGATGACGTCGCCGCTGTCGATGTCGCGTTTGATTTGGGTGAGGTCCTTGCCGTACTCGAAGCGCTTCGTGGTGTTGGCGGAGCCTCGGTGTTCGACGAGGTGGATGATGCGCCGGCCGATCCGGTTGCCGGTCGGGTCGGGCTGGACTTCGGTCTGGACTTCGAGCCCGTAGGTGTCGGCGGTCTTCTGGACGGCTTCGAGGACGGTGCAGTGGTAGAAGGCGAGGTCCGCCGTGCCGGTGATGGTGCCGGTCTCGACGGTGCCGACCGCCCACCGGGTGCCTTCCAATGCCTTGGCGAGGCAGGCTTTGGCGTTCGCGTTGCGGTTGCGTTTGTCCTCGATATAGGTGCGCGAGAGTTCCGCGATGCTGCCGGTGCAGTAGGCGACGGTGACGGGCATGCCTGCGGCGCGGGCGGTCTGGGTGGACTGGCACAGGTATTCCGCCCAGCGGCCCATCGAGTCCTTGAACGCGATGCGTTCGTCCTTGTTGATCTCGCCGATGGTGGTGATGTCGAGGGTGTCGGTGCCGTCGGTGGCTCTCGTGCGGATGGCCTTGATGACGTAGGGCAGGTCGCCGAGCGGGTTGCCCCAGCGGTCGAAGATCATGTATCGCATGAGTGTGCTCCTAGATGAGTGTGAGTGGCCTGTACGCGAGACTGGCGGCGGTGGCTCCGGTGAGGGTGAGCGTGTTCAGGCCGGGCAATAGGGGGAAGTAGTCGGATTCGAGTGTGGGTGTCATGAGGTTGCCGTTGACGCGCAGCTCCCGGTGGTCGGGGTCGGTGTCGATGGAGATGCGTCCGGTGATGGCGGTGGTGGACGTGACGGCGAGTTTGCGGCCGTGCGCGTCCTTGATGCTGACGGTCTTGGCGTCGGCGGCGGGGGTGAGCGTCCATGTGGGCCAGCATGGCCGGTTGCCTTTGACGTGGATCGTGTTCGCGTCCGTTTTGAGCGCGATGGATTGGCTGCGGCCGATCAGGTAGGGGTGGGCGTCGATCTCGGCTTGCACGAGGGTGGCGATCTGGTGGTCGCCGGCCCATTTGTCTTCCCACGCGCCGAGGCTCATGCGGCCTTGGTATTCGCCGGGCAGGCTGCGCCATGAGAGTGAGACTATGGTGCCGGCTAGGGCGGCGAGCCGGGTTTTGGCGGCGAGGATGTCGTCTTCGCCGCCGATCGCGTACAGGCTGAGCGTGATGGCGCGGTCGCCCATGTACGCTGCCCCGGTCGGGTCGGTGAGGGTCAGGTCGAGCCGGCCGTCGCGGCCGGGCATGTCCTGCATGCTCAAGGTCGATTTGGCGGCGTCGATGGTCACGCCGTCGGAGGATAGGGACAGCATCATGCGTTCCAGCGGGACGCCGTTGAGCGTGGGGTCTTCGACATGCGGCAGGCGCATGCGTCGCTGGTAGAGCATGATGCTGTCCTCTCTGGTTTTAACGGCCTCTCATGGCGAGGCTGTTGAGTTCGTAGCTCATGGGTTTGGCGAGCTTGCCGGCCATGACCTCGCCGCCACGGTCGTTGAGGTTGAGCGTGATGCCGGCGGCGAGGGCCGCGTCGATCGCGTCGATGATGTCCTGTTTGGTGGCGTATCCGCCGGCCTGTTCGTCCATCGTGTACGCGATCCGGCCGCCGTTGACGGTGCCGTGGTATGCGAGCGGGGTTTCGAGTCGGCTGGTGTCGGTCTTCAGGCTGACGGTCGGGACCATGTCGGTCAGTCCGTCGATGCTGTCGGCGACGAGGCCGCTGGCCTTGTCGATGCCTTGGGCCATGCCGGCGGGTATCCATTTGCCGACCTCGTCGCGGAAGATTCTCGATGGCGAGTGGATGCCGAGCACGCCCTTGGCCCAGCCGACGAGGCTGCTGCCGAGGTTGCTGATCGTGTTCCTGACCCACTGGAACGCGCCGCCGATGCCGTTGATGAGGCCTTGGATGACCTGACGGCCCGTGTCGTACAGCCATCCGCCGGCCCCGCTGACCGCGCCGAGCACGGTGTCGCGGATGCGGCCGACGGTGTTCGACACGGATTGGATGCCGTTGGACACGGCCGACGTGATCCCGTGCCAGATGTTTCCCAGGAACGAGCTGACGCTGTTCCATACGCTCGTCCATACGCCGCTGATGGCGTTCAGGACGGTCGAGATGGTGTTGCGCACATTCTGGATGCATGTGGACACCACGCCGCTGATCGCGTTCCAGATGGCGGATGCGACGGACCTGACCGCGTTCCAGACGCTCGTCCATACGCCGCTGATGGCGTTGAGGACGTTGCCGATCGTGTTCCTGATGCCGTTGATGATCGGCGTGAAGAACGCGACGATCCTGTTCCAGACATCCGTGAAGAACTGGCTTACGGCCGTCCATACGCTCGTCCAGATGCTTTTGATTCCGTCGAGGATGTTCGACAGGAACGCTTTGATGCCGTCCCATGTGGTCGTGAAGAACGATTTGATCGCGTCCCATGCGCCCTGCCAGTCTCCCTTGAGCAGGTCGAGGAACACGACGATGACGGTGCGGATCGCGTTCACCACGGTCGAGATGTAGCCGCTTATCAGCGTGAAGATCGTGTTGACGACGTTGTAGATCGCCGTCCATACGGTGCTCCATACGGTGTTCGTGCTGTTCATCTGCTGGGTGATGAACGAGAGTATCCAGCCGAACACGGTGTCGATGCCGTTCTGGATCGCCTGCAACGGGGCGACGATGAGCGCGCCGATGACGGTGAACACGTTGACGATGAAGTCCCGGACGCTGGTGAAGATCGTCGTGGCGGTCGTGCTGATGCCGGTCCACACGCCGGACAGGAACGTGGTGATCGACGTCCACGCGCCGGTGACGCCGCCGCTGATCGTCTGCCATAGGCCTGCAAAGAAGCCGGCGATGCCGTCCCATGCGGATTGCACGCCGCCTGTGATCGTCGCCCATAGGTTGGCGAGGAATTCGCCGAGCCCGTTCCATATCGCCTTAGCGCCCTCCACGAGCGCGGCCCATGTCTCGGACAGCCATGAGGTGAACGCGGCCCACGCCTTGCGGCCGACCTCGGTCTGGGTGAAGAACCAGACGAGCGCGGCGACCACCGTGGCGAAGATCGTGACCCAGAATCCGACGGGATTCGCCTTGAGGACGGCGTTGAAGGCCCGTTGGATGGCGGTGCCGGCGCTCGTCACGGCGTTCCATGCGAGTTGCGCGTTCTGCGCGATCTTGGTGGATGCGGCTATCTTCTGGATGCGGCCGGAGATGCCGCCTATGCCGTTGACGAGGTCGGTGACGCCGTTGGCGGCGTTCTTGACCTTCACGGCGGCGTTGAAGATGCCGTCGAGCCCGCCGGCGACCGCCGTGATGCCCGCCGTGGCCGTTTTGAAGCCGAGGAACGCGGCGACGGCCGGTATGAGCACGGGCGCGAGCTTGCCGGCGTTGCCGACGATGAGGTTCAACGTGTCGGCGATGAGTTTTATGGCGGTCGCGACCCCGTCGGGCGGCATGAGTTTCACCCAGTCGATGACCATGTTGACGACGCCCATGATCGCGTCCCGAATGGTGTCCCACGCGGATTTGAACGCGGTGATCGCGCCGTTTTCCTCCAGTTTGGAGTAGAGGCGCTGGAACCAGCCGATGAGCCCTTCGATGCCTGCCTGGACGACGGGCACGGCGTTGGTGACTCCGTCTGCGATCCAGCTCATGCCGCCGGTGATGGCGGGTTTGACGCTGTCGAGCACGCTCGCGCCGAGCTTGACGAACGCGGCTTCGAGGTTGCCGGTGGCTCCCTCGATGGTGCTGGCGGATGTGGCGGCTTCCACGGCGGCGTCGGTGAAGCCGAGCGACATGATCGCGTCGTTGAATTCCTGCGCGGTGATCTGCCCGTCGGCCATCGCGTCGCGGAAGTTGCCGGTGTAGGCCCCGGCCTCCTTGAGTGCCTGTTGGATTTTGCCGCTCGCGCCGGGGATCGCGTCAGAGAGCTGGTTCCAGTTCTCGGTCGTGAGTTTTCCCTGGCCGGCGGTCTGCGTCAATACCATCGCCACGGACTTGAAGGTGTCGGCGGAGCCGCCGGCGACGGCGTTGAGGTTGCCTGCGGCTTCGGCGAGCTTGTCGTAGTTGGGCACGCCGTTGGCGGCCAATTGGGCGGTGGTGTTGCGGATGTCGTTGAGGTCGTAGACGGTCTTGTCGGCGTAGTCCTGCGTGCTGGCGGTGAGTCGTTTGATCTGCTGTTCGCTGACGCCGGCGAAGTTCAGGGTGCTGGCGAACTTCTGGGCGCTGTCGGAGGCGCTGGTGATCTCGCCGGACAGGCCCATGAACGCTTCGATGGCCTTGCCCGCGACGCTTTGCGCGATGCCGGTGATGACGCCGAGTTTCGCGCCGAAGCCGCCGGCGAAGCCGTTGCCGGCTTTGATGCCGGCGGTGTTGCCGGCAGTTTCCGATGCGCTGCCGAACGCCGCTTCGATGGCCTTGCCGACGCCCTTCATGCTGGGCACGATCTGTACGAACGCGGTGGCGATCTCGATTGCCATGCTATGCCTCCCTGATGGTGGTGCGCGGTGCGGCCAGGTATGCGGCTAGTTGTTCGTCGTCCATCGCCATGACCTCGCCGCCCGTGGCTTCATGCCGGACGGTGCCGGGGCGTTGTAGTTGTCCGCGCCAGCGCGCGCCCTTGCGTGAGGCTTCCTTGGTTTTCGTCCAGGCGAGGAACGCGAGGCTGTCGCGGATGTCGGCGAGGAGGTAGGTTTGGTCGTCCCATGCGAGGCGCGGGTTGATTTTCTGCCAGATGATGGACTGGCGGGGAAGGTTGGCGGCCAGTGCGGCCGCCCGGCCGGCGGGCAGTTCGCCCGTCCATATGAGGTCGGGGTTAAGCTCATAGAAACGCTGGAAGTCCGCTTCGAGCGCGTCGGGTGCCGTGGCGAGCATTCCTATGAGCGTCAGGAGTTTGGGGCGACCTGTTCGAGGAGCTGGGAGATGAATTCGCTGACCTTGTCGATGCTCACGCGCCCGGTGTCGGGGTCGCGCAATGCGTCCTTCATGGCCGTGTACTGGGGGCCGCAGAGCTTCTTGAGGAAGGGGACGATGGCGAACGCGCCGGCACCGTCGCCGGACTGGACGGTTTGGAGGTCGTAGAGGTATTCGACCATGTCGAGGTCGTCGAAGATCGCGGGACTGACGGCGAGGGTGACGCCCATGGCCTCGACGGTCTTGGGCTGGTTTTTCGGGGTTTTGTGGTCCTGCGGCTGCTTGGCTGCCATATGCGTGTCCTTTCAGAGGGGGTGCGCCCGCCGGATGGCGGGGTGGGATCACTTGCTGAGCGAGGCGGTGGCGACTTTGGCGATGTATTCGACGCTGGTGGCTCCGTTGATGAGGTCGCTCGGGTTGGCGCTCATGGTCACGCCGTAGCCGATGGCGTCGCCGGCGCTGTAGGTGGTGTCGTCGAATTCGGTGATGGTGCCGTCGGCGACGACGATGCGCTTGACTCGGTTGCCGGTCATGGCGATCTCGAACACGAGCACGAGGCTTTCGCCGGACGGGATGGCGTGGTAGACGGTGAGCTTGTCCGCTGTGCCGGTGACGTTCGCGGTGCCGAAGCGCAGTTTGAGGCTGGCTTCGTTGGTTTCGATCATGTTGAACTGCCATGTCTCGCCGTAGCCGCTGATCTCGGACAGCACCTTGATGCCGCCCATCTCGTTGATGTCGGTGGTGTCGGTATCGGTGGCGTTGGTGACGCCGTCCTCCGACAGGTAGCCGACGCAGGTGTATGTTGCCGGCAGGGCTGTGGTGGCGTCGGTCGGCAGGGCGGTGCCGGCGGGCGCGTAGTAGAGGCAGCCGGTCTTCTTGGGCTTGCCGAGGCTGACGTTTTTCTTGTTGTTGTGGTTGGTTTCGGCCATGATGGTGCCTTTCGGATGGTGCGGCGTCGTCTTATTGGGTGGCGGCGTCGAGGCTTATGGTGATCTGGTATCGGGGCTGGGGCGGCGGGCCGGGGTCAGGCAAGTCGATGACGCTTTCCACGGTGACGGCGGCGATGGGGTCGAGCAGGTCGAGGTCGAGCAGTCGGGGCAGCACCTGGCCCGTGGCGAGCTGGGCGGCCTGCCATCGGCTTTCCGCCCATGCCTGCACGGCGATGGTGGGGCGGCTGCTGTATTCGAGTTCCCGGCCTCCTACCCGTTCGATGGTGACGAACCGTTGCGGGCGGTCGGCGGGCACTTCGAGGTAGGCGGTCAGGTCGCTTTCGGGGTCGGCGTCGATCCACTGTTTGACGGTGGTTTCGAGGTCGAGGCTCACTGTTGTTTCACCGCCTTGAGCAGCGTGTTGTGTTTGGCGTTGTCCTCCATCGCCTTCACGTTGCCTTCGGAGCCGTGCCCGGTCGTGGCGAGCGCGACGCTGCCTTTGGGGGTGCTGACATGGGTTGCGGCCTCGTAGGTCGCGCCTTCGACCTGTGCCATGCTGTTGGCACGGGCGGCGATGAGCGCGGCCTGTTGGTCGATGGTCTGCTGGATGGGTGCGGATTGGCGTACCGCACGGAAGCCGGCGAGGTTGAGTTTGACCTTTGCCATGCGTTGCTCTCCTAGCCTCTGGTGTCGGCGAGTTCGACGGTGAGGTTCCAGCGGGTCGGGGTCATGCCGCCCGTGTAGGGGCGGGGGTCTCCGATCACGGTGTATTCGACGCCGTCGATTCTCGCCTTGGCCCCGCGCAGGCTCCGGTAGGGCCATGCGCGGGGCATGTGGATGGTTTTGGCGGTGCGGATGCCGTCGGGGCGGATGGGGTCGGTGGAGTTCGACTGGCTGCCGTCCTGTATGAGCACGTCGTCCACCTGTTCCTCGCGGGTGTTCCAGATGATTCCGCCGCCGGGGTCCTCGCCGGCTTTGACGCGGTGGATGAGGGTGATGGTCTCGCCTCTCATGCCGCGCCTCCGGCCATGTCGTAGGCCCATGCCTCGCCGTCGCCGCCCAGGGCTTCCTTCTCGCTCGTGGTGAGGTAGAGGTCGCCGGCGGGGTTGGCGTAGCTCAGGCTTTCGCTGTAGCTGCCGGCCGTCTGGGTGGATTGGGTGACGCCCGACATGTCGGGGCCGGCCTGCATGGCTCGTTTGACGGCCATGCAGGCGATGCGATTCAACGTGGCGGGCTTGGCGGCGGGCCAGCGCGGGCAGGTGGTGCGGATCAGGTCGGATGCGTCCGCGAGCAGCGCTTCGGCGCGGTTGTATTCCTCGCCGGTGAGCGCGTGCCAGCGTGCTTCGAGGTCTCCGACCTGCGCGAACGGCTTCTCGTCGTCCGTTTCGTCCTCTCCCTCGCCGGCCTGCGTCACGGTTGTGCCGTCGGACAGGTTGAGCGGGGTGCTGGGGTATCCGTCCATGCGGGGTCTCCTTAGGCGAGCAGGCCGGCGGCCTTGAGCTTGGTCAGCGTGGAGTTGACCTTCGCGACGATGGCCGCCAAGTCGGCGGATGCGGCGAGCTGCGCTTCGGCCGCCTGCTGGAGCACGCCGCCGCGCGCGCCGGCGGTCGGCGCGGGCGGCGTGAACGTAGACGGCTTGCCGGCGATGGCCGACCATGCGATGGTTGCGACGCCTTCCGCGAACGGGGTGCCGTCGGGCTTGACCAGACGCACGGGAATGGACAGGCCGGTCTCGTCGGCCTCGTCGTGTTCCTGTACTACGAGCGTCTGGGTGAGGGGCGCGGCCATCACTTGCTCGCCTTGACGGAGGATGTGGACTTCTTGAGCACGGCGATGCCATTGGGGTCGAGGATCGCGTAGGAGTACATGGCCTCAGTGCGGTAGGCGATCTGGTTGACGCCCTTGAGGTCCTTGCCGGTGTTGTCGGGGTCGCCGTATTCGATGATCTCGCTCCAGATGTCGCGCACCATGCCCCACTTGATGAGGCGGAAGTCGCCGAGGAAGGCGAGGATGCCGGTCGCCGGGGTGACGAGCCGGCCGTTGACCGTGCCGGACGTGGCGGCCGGGATGCCGTCGAGGTTGCCGACCTGAAGGTTGATCGGGATCTCCGGGTAGAAGCGCTGGCCGGTGGAGGGAACGCGGATCTTGCGCAGCTCGTTCGCCATGGTCTTGGACAGGGCGATGCCGTTGATGTCGTACTCGTCGCTGACGGCCTCGGCGAGGCTGTCGATGTCGGCGACGCGATCGTCGGTGGCCGGCACGCTGACCGCGCTTTTGGCGAGCGCGTTGAAGCCTTCGAGGGTCGTTTTCTTCTTGGGGTCGAAGGCGTGGTAGACGACGTAGTCGAGGACGCGGCCCATCGCGGCGGCCTGGTCTGCCTGTATCTTGCTGATGATCTCCAGTTTGGCGTCGTCGTCGGCCCACTGGAGCTCGTTGCTGAGGCGGGTGGTGGTCTGCACCTTGAAGCGCTTGCCGACGACCGGGGTGAGGGTTTCCTCGTAGCTGGACTTCTGCGCGCCTTCGGCGACGACCTCGGCTTCGGAATTGCCGGTGAAGACCATGTAGTCCTTGTCGAGGAAGAGCTGGGGTTCGCTCGGGGACAGTGCGGCGATGGTGCTGGTGTCCTTGGCGCGCTTGGTGATGACGGTGGCTACTTCCTTGGGGAGCAGCACCTTGCTGGTGTCGAGTGCCATGATGATGGTTTCCTTTCGGATGGTTGGTGGCGGTTAGTCTTTGTTGCCGAAGAGGCTGCGCACGTATGCCTTGGCTCGTTCGTCGGCGGTTTGGCCGGCGGGGTGCTGTGCCGGGTTGGGCACGTTCGGCAGCTTCGGCGCTGGGTGCATGAGCGGTTTGAGGATGTCGGCGTGCGCCTGAATCTCCTCTAGGGTGCTGCCGCGCAATGCTTCGGCCGGGATGCCGGTCTTGGCTGATACCTGCGTCTTCCATTCGGCCTGCTGTTCCTTGGCCTTGTAGGCGGCGACCTGCGCTTCGAGTTCCTGCGTGCGCTTGGCGGCCTTCTCGGTCTCGCTCATTTGGGATTCCTTGAGCTTTTCCAGCTCGTCGGCGGCGGCCTTGTTGGCCTTGGCCTTCTTTTCCCAGTCGCGCGAGTGGCCGAGCGCTTCCTTGTATTTGGCTTCCCAGTCGGTCTCCTCGCCGTTGCCGTTCGGTTTGGCCGGCGGGGTGGGGTCGGTGGTGTCCGAACCGCCTTCGGCGGGCGGGGCGATGTATCGGATATGGGGGTGCTGGAGGTTGAGGAACATGGTTGTTCTCCTTGTGTTCGGGCCCTTTCCGGGCATTGAAAAAGCCACCAGTGCGGGTGGCTGAAAACTCTTGGCCCGGTTGGCGGGCATGAAAAAGCCCCGGCGGATGTCGGCCGGGGCTGGGATCAGTCGGCGAGCGCCAGTGCGATGAGGTTGCGGCTGGGCTGGTCGATGTGGTCTTTGGGTTTGTTGTGGTAGAGGCAGTGGAGCAGGTCGGCACGCAGCTCCGTGTCGGTTAGTGTGACGCCGGTGTCTTCGATGTTGAAGTAAGGGGTTTCGAAGCGTTCGGAGTAGTCGAGTAGGAGCAGGTCGGTGTTGTCGTTGTGGTGTTGGGTGAAGTATTCTTCTTCGCTCATGACAATGCCTCCTGAATCATGGTATTGAACATTTTAGCCGATTCGGGGAAGTAGTTGGCGATGAGCCGCCATGCTTCGGGGTTTGCCATCTGCGCGTCGAGCATTTCGGCGAACGCTTCGGTGGATTGGAGTTGTCCGCTTTGCCGGAAGTAGCCTTTGGGGTGGCCGACGCTGCCGTGGTAGTCGTCGCCTAGGGCGGCTTGGAGCATGTCTTCGACGTTGCGGTCGGTTTTTGCGGAGTTCGTCGCGATCTCTCGGGCGATGGCCTTCATGACGCTTTGTCGGCCGGCGGGCTTGTCTTCGGCCATGAGGGTTGCCTGTGTGGTGTCGAATATGCGTTGGGCGTCCCTTTTGAGCACGTCGTTGAACAGTTTGCCGTTGTGAGGGGCCCATGAGAACGAGTTCTTGTCGAGTAGCCAGTCGAGCATGTGGCCGCTTTCGTGGAAGAGGTTCTGCACTGGGCGGTGTGCGTTGTCTCCGGCCATGACGGTGTCGAGGTTGAGGTGGATGCCGCCGTCGGAGGGACTGAAGTAAGCGCCTTTGGGGAGCCGTGTTTCTTTGATGTCGTATTGGGCGGCGTATTTGGCCCAGAGCCTCGCCGCGTCTTTGTGCTCGGTTTTGTTGAGGAGCCGGTTGACGCGGCGGGTATACGCTTCGCCGAGTTGTTGTTCGAGTCTGCTGCCTCGCGGGATGCGCAGGTCTGGCGCGAATTCCGATCCGTCGGTGAACATGTCCGGCGATTCGCTGCGCATCCACGAGAGCACGGTGTTGGGATCGCTGCCGTCCCCGGCCGCTTTGGCGGCGTTCTTTGCCTGCTGGTATATGGCCTTGAGTTTGTCGGGGTCGTAGCCGTCGATCTCGGTCTCTCCCCACGAGGGGACGATCTTGCAGTCGCAGTCGTGGTGGTACTTGTGCCACTTGCCGGCGGTGTCCTCGCTGGCATAGGCGAAGCCTCGGGACGCGAGCATGGCGCAGAACGCGCAGGTCTTGCCTTGGGGCACGCGGGCGTATTTGGGTTTGGTGGGATCGTTCTGGGCGGTGAACCGTCCTGTGAGGCGTGCGGTCTCGTTGATGACGTCCTTGGCGAGGCGCGCCCAGTCGTCTTCGGTGTAGCCTCGCGTGTTGATGGCCCAGAGGTGATCCATGGTCAGTCCGGCTTTGCTTCGTCCGTTGATGACGTCGGTGAATTTCGCGCCGACGTGCATGGTGTTGTTGTAGCCGCCGACGATCTGCCAGAAGGCGCGGTCCGAGCTGACCTGCGCCTCCTTGTAGTCGGGCATGCTGATGCCGGCGGCTTCGGCCCATGCGGCTCGCACGTTCCTGTAATAGTCCTGTGCGATGAGGTTGGCCTTGCGCGCGTAGTCTTCCAGTTGGCGTCGGGCTTCGGTGGTGGGATCATCGCCGAAGTAGAGGCTGTTGGGCACCATCGTCTTGGCTTCGATGATGAGGTCGGCGAGCTCGTCCTGATAGTCGTCCCACATGTCGTTGAGGTGCCCGTTGAACGCTTTACGCTGCGCCGGGCTGAGGTTGCTCAGCGGCAGGCTGTTGCTGTCCATTGGCTGCGGCCTCCTGCGTGTCGGTCTTGGCGGTGGCGATCTTGGCGCGTAGTTCGTCGATGGCGTTCTGCGTGCGCTGCTGTTTCTCGTAGGCGCGATGGGCGGCGATCTCGTCCCATGTCAGGCCGGCGCGGCTCAGGCCCACGTCGCTGTCGGCGAAGGCGGGGTTGGTGGACGCGACCTTCTGGTACCAGTCGGCGCGGGCGGCGTCGCTGGCTTCCTTGGTGGGTGCCCAGATCGGTCGCAGTTGGCGGATGTCGGCTTCGTCCGCGCCCTGGGCGGCGAGCGCCATGGCGAGGATGCTTTTGATGCTTTCGCCGAAGCGTTTGTTTTGCCGGTCGGCGGTGCGGGAGAGTTTGCGTTCGGCTTCGGCCATGGCTTCGGCGCTGGCGGGGTTGTCCATGGTGATGCCGAGGTCGTTGACGGGGATGTCGGTTTCGCTGCTGACCATGAGGGCGACGGTTTTGAGCATGTCGGAGTGTGGCTGCATCGAGGCCTGTGTGAGTTGGCGCAGTTCGGGTTTTTCGCCGTTGCGGCCGGCGGGGATGCCGTTGATGACGCTGACGATGCTGCCCCATGTGTCGGGGCTTACCTGTCCTTTGTTGGCTCCGAGGAACCATATGCGTGGTGCCGCGTAGAATTCTGCGGTCGCTTCCATGCGCACGAGGGTGCGCAGTCCGAGGTCGGTGAGGGCCATGAGCGGGCGGGTGATGCGGCTGGAGCCGAGGGGGCGGTAGAGCTGCTGGTCGCTGACGATCGGCACGACGGTGGGGCGGTCGAAGCCGGTTTCGATGCGTTCGGCCTGCCATGTGCCGCTGTTGCGGCGGCACAGGTAGACCTTGCCTGGCAGCCATACGTCGAAGCGGGTGATGTAGCCGTCTTTGTCTTTGTCGCGGATGGTCATGGCTGCGCCGATCCTGTCGTTGCCCCAGTCCCATATGGCGCTGCTCCAGTCGGCGGCGCGGGGTGTGATCCGTATGTCGTCGTCGTCGCCGGAGATGGTCATGAAGCTGCATCCGTGCGTGTATGCGGACACGATGGCCTGCTGGATTTTCACGCCGAACGTGTTCGCCGCGACGAGGTCGTCTACCTGCGTCTGGAGGGTTTCGGGCGCGTCGATGCCTTCGAACACGGAAAGGTCGGCGAGCGCGCGGACGGCTTTGTTGGGCCAGCCGATCATTGGTTTGGCGAGGGCTTTCATGGCCGGCGGGATGCTGTAGGCGACGCCTTTGTAGTGGTAGTGGGCGAGGTAGTAGCTGGTGCGCAGGGTGTTGCGCGTGTAGTGGCGTCGCCATTGTTTGAGGAGTTCGTTGATGGTGGGCTGGTCGTCGGGGTCCACGCCGGCGATGGTGTTGGCGTAGGCGCTTTCGATGGCGAGCCAGCCGGCTTGTCCGCGCAGGATGGGGACGTCGTCGGTGTTCATGATTAGTACCATGCTTCCTGTTGTGCGGTGGGGTCTCTTCTGGTGGTCATGGCCCCGTGGAGGGCTAGGGTGACGGCGTTGAGCGGGCTGATGTCGGTGTCGTCGTCGGGTCGGTTCCATCCGAAGAGGCCGTTTTTGCCGATGGGGCGTGTGGTGGCTTTGGCGGCGGCTTGCCAGAGTGGTTGTTGGCCGTCTTCGGGCAGGTGGGTGAGGGTGCCGTCTCTGAGCATGTCCTGGAGGCGTCCGCAGGCGCGGCCCATGTCGGTGGCGGCGGTGACGGTGACGGTGACGCCGGCTTCGGCGAGGTCGGGCAGGAGCGCGGTGGCGGGGCTTTGCCCGTCGATGACGAGCGCGGCGGTTTGTTCCCAGACCTTGTCGATGAGGTTGACGGCCCACATGGTGCCGTCGTGGTTGGTGTCCCTGTATTCGGCGAGTTCGATGTGGGCGGTGCCGTCGTCGTAGCGCATGCATGCGCCGATGGTCAGGCGTGTGCGTGTGGGGTTCATGTCGATGCCGAAGCTCATGACGCCGCCTGGGCGGCGGGCGTCGATGGTGGCTTCCTCCCATTGGCGGCGGTCGATGGCGCGGCTGAGGGCGTGTTCGTCCCAGATGCCGAGGGCTTCGCGCCGGAAGTCGTCGCCGGTGAGGTTCTCCCACAGGTTGGCGATGGATTCGTCGCTGGTGTGGGCCGGGTAGCTGGGGTTGGCTTTCCTCCATTGTTCGCGGTCGAGGGGGTCGGCGTCGCGGTCGGCGGCGAATTCGACGTAGAGGGTGCTGTGGGTGCGGCCCGCGCGCGTTTTGTCCCTGAGGCGGGTGAACGCTTCGCCGTTGTCCCTTGGCCCGGGCGGGGTGCCCATGTAGATGGTCTGGGGGTTGTAGGCGCGGTTCTGGGTCGGCAGCATCGACGCCATCGCCGAGTCGGACAGGTGCTGGGCCTCGTCGATGACGAGCAGGGCGATCTTCTTGACGCCTCGCAATGCGCCGCGTTCGCGGGCGCGGAAGAAGATACGGCTGCCGTTGCGGAAGCGTATCTCCTCTTTGCCGGCGGCGAGGCTGATGCCGTGGTCGGGGTCCACGAGGCCGCTCATCTCCGGCCTGAGCACGATCGCGCACAGGCTTTCGAACGTGTCCTTGATGACGCTGAAGTGCTGCGCCGTCCACACGATGCGCATGCCGGGGGTTCGGGCGGCGCGGTGGATCGCGATCCAGCCGATGTCGTAGGTCTTGCCTGTCTGGCGCGGGATCGACAGCACGGCGTTGCGGGCGCTCCAGAAGCCGTCGGCGCTTTTCGCGAGGATGATCCGGTTGATCTGCCGCTGCCAGACGTCGAACCGGTCGCCCGCCGCCGCGGCGAGCCTGTTGAGGCTCGGCTCGCCGCTGGTGTACAAATCGTCGGGGATGATCTGGCAGGCCGCCCCGTCAATCCTCGTGCTCATCCAATCGTATGTCCTCCGTGTCCAGGGCCTGCATGGCCGGATCATGCTCGTTCGACGCCTTGTCGATCGCCTCGATCTCGGCGCTCATGTCCGCCAAGCGTTTCGTCAGACTGGCGAGGTCGCGTGAGCTTATCGACCCTTCGTCGAGCTTTTCGGCGATCAGGTTGCGCATCGCCACCAGGAGGCGGCGACGATCACCGGAAGCGGCGGCATTGCTGACCCTATGGGACTTCGACGCGCTCTTCGACCTGGTGGTTTTCGACGTTCTGGCGACCATGACGGCTCCTTGCCAAGTGTGGAAAAAAGTCCGGGGGAAAAACGGCCCTTTGCCCGTGGTGGCCGTGAGGCGGCCGGGCAGGGTCTACTCCCTACCCCCGAACCAGTCCGAGCAGCGGATCGGCCCGGCCGAGACCTGTGCGGCGCGCTGCGGCGCTTTGCCTTGCGTGATGAGGTGGGCGACGCGCTCGCGTGCCCATGCCAGACTGTGCGTGCCCTTGATGGCGTTGCACCATCGGTGCGCCGGCCCGCTGTTGTCGTGCGTCAGGGTGCCGCCTCGCGCCAAGGGTATCGTCTCGTCGATCACGAAGCTGTACGGGTCGGGCGAACGCAGCGTGTAGTCGATGGGCCGATAGCAGATGTAGCAGTCGGCTTGCATGTGCCGCCATCGCTGCTGCTCCAGCCTGCGCCTGTGCCCGTTGCGTTTGCGCGGGTTGCTCACCTGAGCCTCGGTTTCGCGGTGCATTGGCTGACCTCGACGCCGGCCCTGAACACGATCTCGTCGGCGATCAACGGCACCCACACGATGCCCAGATCGTCGCGCCCCACCTCCGGGTAGGGCTGCCGGTCGGCCAATGGGTAAGGGAAGATCAAGCCGTCCACGAGCACACGCCCCCTGCGGGCGTCCACTTCGATGCGCTTGGGACACAACGCCATGACACGCCTCCAATCGAACGCTTGTACGGATCGACAGACTGCGCTCGCCGGCGGGAAGAAGAGGAAAGAACCGGCGGCGAGGCGTCTGTCTGTGGTGGTTTCTCGGGTGCCGCATACGCTGGTTGTGCACGGTGCCGGCGGCGGCTGGCGGATGGTGCGGGATTCGAACCCGCGAAGCATGAGGCTATCATGCTTGCCCGCTTAGCAAGCGGGTGCCTTCGGCCGCTCGGCCAACCATCCAGCGGGAACAAAAAAGCCCCGCCGGCATGGGCAGGGCTTTCTCGATACTCCGATTACACGCGACAGCGTAACACGGAACCGGGTCAGGGGTCAAGCGTCGTCGTGGTCGCGTTCGTCCTTGGCCTGGGCGCACGCCAAGAGCTCCAGCACATTCCACGCCCAATAGGGGCCCTCGATGTGTCTTGTACCGGGCATTTTGCCGCGTGCGCGCCAGTTCTTCAGGTCGTTGCCGCTCACGTTGACGCCGGTGTTGGCCCTGATCCAACGGGCGGCGTCGGATTGGGTGCGGGTGATGTGCATGAGGCCCGCGCTGCGCAGGTATTCGAGCCTGATGCGCCGCAAGTCGAGCCATGCGCCGCAGGCGGGGCATATCGCATACCGTGCGTCTCGGGCGGCGTAGATGGGCGTGCGCACCGGCTCCCCCTGCTCGTCGCGACCGTTGAGACAGTCGGGGCATACGCCGATGAGCCGCTTCTCCGCACTGTGCGACGTGGCCGCGTCCACCCGTTCCGCAAGACGCAGGGTGTCCGCGTACAGGCCGGAGGCGTCTTCGAGCCGGGCGAGGTCGCGCATGCGGCGCAGCAGCAGGCGGATGAGGTCGGCCCATTGCATGAGGGTGCGCGCCCGCCCGTATCGGTCATATCCGAGCGGCTTGATGCCGAGCATGCCGCCCATGAGCTGCAAGTGCACCTCCACCGCGTCGAACAGGGCTTGGGCGGTCTCGTTGACCGGCGGCGCGGCATACGCCGTGTTGCCGTGTCGAGGAGAGCGCTCGCGGGTGGTGGCTTGTTTGTAGGCGATCTGCTGGAGGGCTGGCATGCCGGCCTTCAGGAGCCATGCGAGGCGTCGCGCCCAGTCTCGGGCGCATGCCTTGCAGATGGTGGCCTCGGCCGGTTTGCCGCAGATGACGCAGTTGTGTTCCATATCCCCCGCCCTTGTCGGTGCTAGACTTGCCTTTTGGACAATGCAATGCCTCTGCCGCAAGGTGGGGGCTTTTTATTTGCCTCGCCGCCGTTCCCGGCGTGGCGGATTGGCCGGGGGCGGCTTGATTTCAACGATTTTTTTAACTTTCCTGTCTATTGTCGCTGATGCCGGCGGGTTTTGGCGGCGCGTACCGGGGTTCGAGGAATTCGGGGCGTTTCGGCTGTGGTGGCGCGGGGTGGGCTTGCAGGATGATGGCCTTCACCTCGTCGACGGGGATGCGCAGGGACTGCGCGGTCTCTTCCGGCGGCACACCCTTGCCGCGCCATTCCACGATGATCCTCCTGACGCCTTCGGTGACTTTCATCCCCTCGCCTCCTGCCGGTCGAGCCGTTCGCATGCGGAGTGCCTGGCGCACATCATGGCGACGCGGCGCATGCACTTGCGGATCGCACCGTCGCAGGAGAGGGCGATGACGGCGAACCGGCCGAAGCATTCGGGGTGCGACACCCTCGCGGTGGGCGTGGCGGTGCCGCGCATGATGATGACCGGCCCGATCTTCCAGGCGGTGACGTTAACGTCGATGTCGTTCATTCTCGTTCCTTTCTCGGCCGGCTCGTCCGGCCGTACTGCTTGCCGCCCCATATGCCCTGCAACGGGTAGCCGCCGATCCGGTTGTTATCGTCGGCAAAGGCGCGGCACTCGTCGACGACCGGGCATGACCGGCACACGGCGAGCGCCGCCGACTGTTCGTATGGTTTGCCGCTGAACCAGAGTTCGGGGTCGTGGTCGCGGCATGCGGCTTGATGTCTCCAGTTCATGGGCTATCGGCCGCCGTCGCAGGTGAAGACGATGCCGAGGCGTTTCACGACAAGTCCCTTTGCAGTGCGTGTTGGCCGGCCGCGGTGATGGCGTAGCGGCCGTATCCGACGTCTTCCGCGTATCCACGTGCCTCAAGGGACTGGTAGGTGCGCCGGTGATTGCCATCCGCAGGATAGACGTCGCCGTGCCTGACAATCTGGAGCAGCGCGCTCTTTTGCGCGTAGGTGAGTCGCCGGACGCTCATTTCAACGCCTCCGCCCGCGCGGCAGTGATCGCCAACCGCGCAAGCCGCCGATACTGCTCTTTCGCGTCAGGGTTCAACTTCGACCACAACGGCTCCACCTCCTCGAAGCCCATGCCCGACGTACCCGTATAGACGGCGAGCGCCGCCGCGTCGATCTCCCTATCGGTGATCTTGCGGCATACGCCGGCCCTGTACGCCTTGCGCGACGCGAGGCACTGGCCGAGACGGGTGATGCCGGTCGGGCGCTCGCCGTTGTCTGGGTAGGGGTAGCGTTCCTCGATCTCGTTGGTGATGATGCTCATCGTGTTCCCTCCATCGATTCGTATGCTTCAAGTACTTCCGTCAGGCAGCGTTCTTTGATGGAGGTCGTTTGGATCAGCGGGTTGTTTCCTTGCAGCATGGCGTCGAGTTGTGCCTGGCGTATGTCGGCGAGCTGGGTTTCGAGCCATTGGTGGAGGCTCATCGTGGTTCCTTTCCTGTGTGGTCGTCGGCCCTTGTGGTGGTGTGCATGCTTACCAGTCCTTTTCGAGTTCTTGGCAGTCGGGGCAGATGGATGACGTGGTGTCGGTGAGCGGTGCGCCGCAGATCGCGCAGATGGTCGGATCGTTGGCCGGTTCGGGTCGGTGGGCTGCTTCCAGAAGGCGGCGGATGAGTTCGATGGTCTGCGGGGCGGGGGTTGTGGTGTGGGTGCTCATTGCTTGTCCTTGAGTTTGATGTGTTCCCAGTCGCATGACGCTCCGCCGGAGTCGGAGAAGCATCGGACGGCCGCGCTGCCGTCGGGCAGTTCGTACCAGCGGACGTATCCGGGGTCGGGGTTGTTCACGGTGCCCTGGACGTCGCCTTTGGGTGTTTCTCCGCATGCCGTGAGCGCGAGGATGGCGAGGATCGCCGTGAGGGTTGCGGGTATTCGTTTGCGGGGGTTCATGATTGGGTTCCTTGGTGTCCGGCTCGCATGATGTCGAGGTAGGCGGTGTAGTCGTTGATGTCCCTGTGGATGCAGTCTTGGACTCGGTGGGTGCCTGCGTGGTTCTGGTAGGGGTCGCGGCCGATGGCTTGGTCGGTGAGGCGCAGGGTGGTGAGGTCGAGTTTTCTGTGGTGGAGCCCTTCGGCGATGGGGTGGTTGAGGTGGCGGCTGAGGTGGACGTCGAGTTGGCGTAGGTCGAAGTCCACGTTGGTGCCGGCGGGGTGGAGTGTGTATTGGCTGAGTTGGTCGTTGAGGAATTCGTGGATGTTCCATGCGGTGTGCTGGTAGTCGTAGGTGTCCTTGGGTGCTTCGGCGCTGGCGAGCATGAGTCCGTTGGCGAGGTGCATTTCGTAGGCTTTCAGGAGTTCGGGGTGGTTGGCCCAGTTGCGTATGTTGTCGGGGTGGACGATCAGGTGGAGGCTGTCGTGGGGGTGTTTGCCGGTCATGTCGGTGACTTGCATGCCGACTTCCAGGAGTTCGCACTGGTAGTGGTCGACGCCGGTGGTTTCGGTGTCGATCCAGAGGAGCATGTCGGGTTTTCTTGGCGGGCGGGGCGGGTCGAGGGGGATGGTCCGGTGGCCGATGGCGAGGGTTGTCGTGGTGTCGTTCATTCGTTGCCTTTCTTGATGTCGATGTGGGTGGGCATGTTTTCGGGTGGCGGGCAGGGGTGGCGTGTGCCGTCCGCGTTGAGCTGCTGCCAGCCGCCGGTGCGGTAGTAGACGGGGATGGTGGCGGGGTCTTTGCCCATGTGGACGAGGTAGCCGAGCTGGTAGGCGCGCTTGGGGTGGGCGTGGACCCATCCGTGGCATCCTGTGGTGCCGCTGCCGCAGAGTTGGAGCAGGTTTTCGGGCTGGTGGAGCCGGTCGAAGGGGTGGCTTCGCGGTTCCCTGTGGTGGATGCTGTCGCCGCTCCAGTGGCTGCCGGTTTCCCGGTCGCAGATGGCGCATCGGTATCGGTCTCGCCGTTGTACGGTGCGGCGGGTTTCGTCGGTGGGTTTGGTGCTCATCTCTGGGCCTTTCGTTGGCATTCGTTGATGATTTCCTTGGCTTTTTGTTCCGGGTTGATGCCGGTTTTTACGCAGGCCCAGAAGTCGGTTCTCATCGCGTCGGTGAAGGTGCCGGCCGGTACGTGGTCTCGGATGTGGCCGGTGATCCACCGGTCGTCGATGACGGTGCCGTCGGGCAGCGCGTGCCGGTAGGGTTTCGGCTGGTCGGGCATGGTGTCCGTGTATGCGCCTTGGCGCAGCCATCGGCTCATGTTGGGCGCGTATTTGGGTTCGTCGATGGTTTTGGCGTAGGCGATGGCGCTGGCGATGAGCTGTCTGGGGTCGGCCGGCGGTCGGCCGTAGACGCCTTGGATGGCGAGGTTCCACGCCTTTTCGGCTTCGGTTTTGCTGCCGGTGTGGCGTGGGTAGGCATTCCATGCGGTCTCGAACGGGTCTTCGAGCATCCTGGCCTCGAGCTCGGCCATGGTGGTGCGCTCCGGCTCCGGCTCCGACTCGGACACCGGTGTCGGCGTCGGTGTCAGCGTGGAGGGGTTGGGGGAGGTTATATCGGTATGGGAATAGGTATAGGTAAGGGTGCTTCGTTTTTGCTTGCCGGTTTGCTTCGCGTTTGCTTCACCTTTTGCTTCGGCAAGTGCTTCACCTTTTGCTTCGTCCGGTTGAAGCATTTGCTTCGCGTTTGCTTCACTGTTGCTTGAGGCGTTTGCTTCGTTTTTGCTTCGTCTCGAGCGGCCGGACGCCTTGCCTCCGGCACGGCCGGCGCGGGCGCGTTTTTCCTGTAGTTCCTTGGTGGCCGCGTACTTGCAGAGCATGGTGCCGTCCGGGTTGGCGGCGACGATCTCGAACACGTCCGGCTCGGTTTCGCGCCACAGGCCGGCGTCCACGAGCTGGCGGGCGAGCTTCGGGCTGCCGCCGAGCTTCCTGACGCGCTGCATGGTGATGGCCCCGTCGTAGTCGCCGTGGCGCAGTTGGCGGCCGACGTAGCTGCCGGCCATCGTCCACAGGCCCATCGCGGACAATGGAAGCTCCTCGCATTGCGGGGCGTCGTAGATGCCGTCGTCGATCATGAACCAAGTCATGGTTGAACCTCTCTCAATGTGATGGGTTATTTGATCTCGCCGGTGTTCGGATCGACGGCCTCCCCGCTGTCGGTCTCGTCCGCATCGTCGTCGGGATCGGGATAGTCGGGCGCGCTTTCCTCGAACGTGGCGAGGCTGTCGTGGAGGTTGTCGTACAGGACCGCGCGGCGTGCGTCCTTCGGATAGGTGAGCAGCCGGTTGATGACCTCGGCGCAGTCGATGATGTGCTGCGCGAGCGCGTCCGTGTCGTACACGGCCTCGGTGTACGGGTCGATCTGGTGGAACTTGTCGAGGTAGGCGTCTTTGGTTTCGAGCTGCATCTTGTGGTTGACCGCGCGGCGGAAGTCCACGGCCGCCTGCTTGATCTTCGCGCACGAGCTGTTGAAGTCCAGCAGGCTCAGCGGGCTCATTTCGTCGGGTATGAGCGCGTCCTGGACAAGGTTCGAGTCTTTTTTCTTTGCCATGAGGGTGTCCTTTCTAGAATTCCGGGTCGCCGGTGTCGGCGGCGAACATGTCCGGCGTGTGGCCGCTGCCGCCGTTGGCCCACGGGTCGGACGCCGGCGGCGGTGTCGTCTGCTGCGGGGGCTGCGGGGGCTGGCCGTTCGGGTTGCCGTAGGTGCCGCCGCCCTGATAGCCGTTGTGGCCGCCCTGTTTCGTGACCTGCGCGGTCGCGTACCGCAGGCTGGGGCCGATCTCGTCCACGGTCATTTCGACCACGGTGCGGTTGGTGCCGTCCTGCGCCTGATACGAGCGTTGGGAGAGGCGGCCCTGGGCGATCACGCGCATGCCCTTCGAGCATGATTGGCTGATGTGCCGGGCGAGGTCGTTCCACGCCGAGCAGCGCAGGAACAACGCCGTGCCGTCCTCGTACTGCTGCGTCTGGCGGTTGTAGGTGCGGGGCGTGCTGGCGATCGTGAACGACGCGACCGGATTGCCGTTGGACAGGGTGCGCAGCTCGGGGTCGGCGGTGAGGTTGCCGATGATCGTGAGAATGGTTTCGCCGGCCACTAGTCCTCGTCCTCCATGTCCTCGATCCAGTCGCCGACGAACGTGGCGAGGGCGTGCGCGTCCTCGGCTGCGCGGCGCGCGAGGCCCCATGCCACGTCTTCGCGGCGGTTGTGGCAGTGCAGGGCGAGGTCGGAGAGCGCCGCATAGGCCATGTCGGCCACGTCGCGCATGTGCTCCAGCTCGGCCAGGGTCTCGTCGTCTTCCCCGTCTTCCCCGGCGATGTCGTCGGCGTAGCCGAGCAGCCGGCCGGCGATCTCCTTCGCCAGACGCTCCTCAAGCATGGTGTCGGTGGTGTCGGTCATTTCTTTGTTCCTTTCCTTTGGTAGTCGGGCTTGATCTTCCACATGCACCGCGCGGTGATCTGCCGCCGGCCGCGGTCAACGACCACGTCGCCGAAGCGGGGGAAGATCAGCGTGCGACCCCACTGCGGGTCGGCGTTGAGTTGGCGGATCGCGGCGATGAGCGAGTCCAGGAGCTCGCCGGCTCCCATGTGCCGCGCCTCGTCGCTCAGGGGCCACTCGAACAGGCTGCACCCCTCTTCCCTGTGGTCGTATTCGTCCGGTGGCGGCTGTGATGCCATGCGTGTTCCTTTCCTTGTGCGCGGAGTATGCGGGTTGCGGTCGCGCTGGACCCGGTCGGAACGGCCGCAGGAGTCGCGGCCTGCCGTGTCCATCGCTCCCCGCTCGCACGGGCTTCGGCGTTGTCCTGTCAGTGGCGTGCGAGGGGGCGACGTTGACGCGATCGCAGTGGACGGCGGCCGAATCGAACGGCTTCCCGGTCTTTGCCCGCGCCCGCCTGACGCGAATCTCGACCGGGGGCGAACCTGCCCGCCCTTGGCGCGCCGCCGGTGGGGAGAACCGGCGACGCGATCATTGAGAGAGGTGGTGTTAACGACTTGTTCCTTGTCGCCGCCCGCCGCATCGGAAGGAAGGTCGCAATGGCGGCGGGCAAGTCTTAGATGGTCAGCACGAGCGCGATCATGCCGGCGCGCCAGAACGTGCGAGCCAACGTGTCCGACGGCTTCCGCCCCGCCTGAGACGGGTTGATGAGGGCGATGTCCGCGAGCTCGGCGAGCACGTACACCGCGAGTAGCGTCCACTGCTGCCAGACGATCCCGCTCACTGTTCGTCTCCCTGCTCCTCGACGATGGCGATGAACGAGGTCGGCACGACGAGGAACGCCCACCACGCGGCCAACCCATTGCCGAGCGGATGAGCACAGGCGTCGTGCGTGAACAGCCACACAATGCAGACGATGAACGATATGACGGCCACGAGGCCGATCGTGTACGGGTAACGCTTGAACATCATGCCCTCCTTCGGGCTGGACGGATGTAGGCCCCTCCGCCGGTAGGCTTGAAGCTGCGACACAAACAGGCAAAACCAACGGAGGGAAGAATCAATGGATGTGATGGGACTTATAGGAACCGCGACGGGGGTGGTGTCATTGGCGATACTCGTGGCTCAGGAGGCGAGGCATTTCGGCGACATGCCGGCCATCAGCTCGGCAAGCTCGAAATACCGCACGATTCTGGAGAACAACGGAAGCGCGGACGCCACGGACGTGCTGGTGATCCAGCGAGACATGAGCGAACCACGACCGGACTCGCCGCGCTGGAAGTTCCAAGCGATCCGCGCACACGACTCGGCACGGCTCGACGATGCCAGAACCGACGATGAAACATGGTTCGAGGTCATATACGATCACCCTCACCGTCGGAATCGGAAGATAATGACGTGGTGCCCGGCTCGGAACGACTCGAACCTCGCACGCGAGTTATTCGCACGGAGCGCACTTCCTTGGTGGCGGAGACTCCCAGCAGCGTGGCGAACACCACGCCTGCACGTCGGCCCTCAAGGTAGGCGGTCAGCAGTTGTCCGCTCAGACCAAGCATCATTAGCTCGACTGCGCAAACGAGTTGCCGGGAAGGCAGAAAAGGCGCGGCGATCATAAACACCGCGTTGACCGCAAGCTGGGCGATGCTCGTCCAACCGGGCGACACCCATGACACCGAATCACGATGGCCGCTCATGCTCCCACCACCGCTTCGGCGAACGCCTGCGCGGTCGCCATGAACATGCAGAACAGCATGAGGAGCACTAGCAGCGCGAACGGGATGCAGCCGATGAACGGGTGGTCGTTGACGATCCCCCATACGAGGCCGTCTTTGTCTTGATGTCGGCAGATGTCGCAGCCATGTCCGCTGTTAGGCAGTTCGAGGGTGATGGTGTTACTCATTTCACTACCTCCGGCACATATCCGTTGTGGTCGCGCCAACGGCCGTCGGCCATGTCGTGCAGCCATGACGCCAGACGTCCGGCTTCCGTGACGGTCAGGGCGATATGCCCCTCTCCCCTGCATTCCATGAACCGGATCATGGTCGAGTCCACGGTGGCGCTCACACCGATGCGCGGCAAGGCGTCGTCGGCCTTCTCGCCGACCCAGTTGCGCCGAGTGTCGATCGCATTCGCCAAGACCGCCGCCTCGTCGCGGGACAGCAGGGCGATCGCGCCGCCAGTCCCCGTTCCCGCGGGGTCGCGCAGCCACAGACGGATGCGCACGCCACCCTCGTCGGATAGTCTCGGCTCGCACAGCAGCGGCCGGCCCTCGCTCTCCAGGTTTATGAAAAAGGTCGAGTTCCTGGCCGCCCAGTACAGGTCTTTCACCT